GAACAAGCTAAAAGAGATGAATTTGCTAGAAACATGGCTGCTGCTGGAATTAAAACTAATATTGCACTTAATGCTCAACTTGCTAATGCAATGCAACAGGCTGGGTTACAAATGGGTATGACTGCTGCACAACAAGCAGGTGATGCAATTACTCGTCCTTATCAGTACTAAATATGTCTAGAAAGGCAAACACAGAGTTAAAAGATGATTTACCTTCAACAGTAAAGGAACTTGCGAAGAAAAATCAAATTACTTACGAAAAACAACTTGAATTGTTAGGTGGTAGTGGTGGTAGATTAGCTGTAAAACCAGAACTTGAAAAAGGAAATAGATTTGCACAGTTTTTAGTTGGTGATCCTCTTGGTGAAACAGAACTAGTTGATGGAAAACTTGTATCTAAATATAGACCAAAAAATATAGGAAGATTTACTGCAGGGGTAGGAGATCTTCTTACTATGAACCTCACAGACTTTGACAAAAGAGGTGGTGGGTTTTTAGGTTTATATGATCAAAATATAGTATCAAAATTAGGTGGTAAAGCAGAAGATTTTAAATTATCAAAATCAGAGTTAGACGTGTTGAAAGAACAGAAAAAAGTTGAAGAAGATGCTAATAAAGGACCATTTGATGATGCTGAAGAGCGTTTAGATTTTTATGAAAAGAATTTTGATAGAATTTCAGGTTTAAATAGAAAACTTAGAAGAGATGCTGCTATAGATGCTCAACTTAATTACATGGCTACAGAGCCTATAAGACAGGCTTTTGCTAATAGAGCTGCAGAAGCTGCTGCACAGAGAGGATTAAGAATCAGAGCTGCAAAAGAAGCAATGCCATCAAATATTCAAAATATAATGTTATCAAAACAAGCTCAGGCTGCTACAGCTTCCTCTGCCGAAGCAGAGAGGGCTAGGGCTGCAGCTGATCAACAAGATGCTGCAACCAGATTTGCAAGTCTTGGCATGCAACGTCGATTTGGCTAATTTAAACTAAAAGAGTATTGAGAGGTAAACCATCATGATGGGAGGAGGATCCCCACCACCACCACAGATAATATATCCACCAGCTGCTCCACCACCAGCTCCTACTACGCAGGTTCCTACTCAGGCTCTTGCTAGTCAGTCAGCCTTAAACGAAGTAAGTGGAAAGCAACAAAGGTTGAATATGGAACTTGGTGCTCAATTAGATAGAACTAATGCAGAGTTCTTTGCTGGTCAAGATATTAGACGTGGTCAAGCTGCTTCTGCAGAACAACGTCTAACTATAGACAAGCTAGGTGAAGATACTCGTGCTACTGCAAGAGTTACAGGTCAGGAGCGTCGTGCTGAAATAGGAGAAACTGGTCTTCAATATAGAAGAGGATTAGAAACTGCAGGAGAACAGGATAGAGCATTAACAAGAGAAACAGGCACAGAGCAAAGAAAGACAGTAGGCACTACTGCAAGAGAACAAAGAACAACAGACTTGCAGAAAGAGATGTTTAGACGCTATAAAGAGAATAGGGACTTCGAGCAAGCACAAAGCCAATATAGAACATGAAGAAATGGATTCAGACTTTAACTAACAAAGATCGTGAATCCTTTCTTGAATTTTGTAAAAAAGCCAGTTCTCCAATACAGATATATTTATTTTCCCGTTTTCTAGGTTTTCAAGGGACAGTTGTGGAATGCAACGAGTGGTCTACAAAAGAATTTAAAAAACGAAATTTTAATGTAGTTTTAGAAGCTGAAATAGATAATATGCAGATTGATATAAATAAATTACGTGATGCAATTGATATGGGTCTTGTAAAACAAGATATGGGTGCAGCGAGAATAGCAATGCTTCAAAAAGAATTACGTGGAGCTATAAAACAAATAGAGGATAAAAAGATTTTACAAGATAAACAAGGATTAATTTTGGCTGGTGCAGATAGAGCACTACGTGAAATGTTATCTATCTTTAGAGATGATCCTATTGAAGGACCTTTACAAGAAGCATCAATGGGAGTTTGGACAAAAATTCTTCAAGAAGAATCTTAAGCAAAAGTACGCTAAGCTACATTTATGGCAGGCACAAGTATCTACAGCGTTTATAGACGCACAGCAAGAGCAGCTGCAAAACAACAAGTAGTTAAGAAAACTTCTAATGTTGATGTAGAAAGAGCTAGAAAAAATTTCGCATATTTTTGCGATGCTGTAGGGGGAAAACCTCCTGCGAAACACCACCTTGAATGGCACAAATTTTTATGTACAGGAGATGATAGTGAATGTCTTAAGGGTATTGCTGGTCCTAATGTTGACATATTGGCTCCTAGAGGATCTGCTAAATCTACCGTATTAGGTTTATATACAGCATGGGCTATCGGCATACATGCTTTAAAAAAAATGCCTTTGAAAATTTTATATATTTCTTACACTGTTGATGTTGCTAGACCAAAGAGTGCAGCAATAAAAAGAATTATAGAAGAAAGTAAAATTTATAAAGAAATTTTTCCTACAGTAAAGATTGCTAAAGGAATTAATTCTAATGAATATTGGAGCATAGATTGGAAGTTTGCAGGAATAAAATCTACTGGTGAAGAAGAGTTTAGTGTTTGTTGTGCAGGATTAAAAGGTGCTGTTACATCTAAAAGATCTCATCTCTGCATAATTGATGACGCTATCAAAAGTGCTGATGATATTAAAAACAAAGATATTCGACAAGCTATGGAAGATAACTGGAACGCAGTTATTGTTCCTACTATGTTTGAAGGTGCTAGAGCTATTTGTTTAGGAACTAGATTTAGACATGATGATATTCATAGTAGAACTTTTCTTCCTGCTAATGGTTGGAAACAAATAGTTCAATCTGCAATAACTGTAGATAAAGAAGGCGAGGAAATGTCTTACTGGCCTGACATGTGGTCTTTAGATTATTTAAGTCAAAGAAGAAGAATAGCTCCGATAGCGTTTAGTTATCAATATCAGAATCAAGTTGTACAGACTAGTGAATTATCTTTGTCTCCAGATTTAATTGTTAAAGGAAATATATCTACTGATTTTGATGCTTTAGGAGTTGGTGTTGATTTATCAGCTGGAGTTAGAGAAAGAAATGATTACACGGTTTTTGTTATGGGTGGTCGAGTAAAAGATAAAATTCATATTATTGATTGCAAAAGAGTTAGGGTGATGGGAAATTTAGAAAAATTAGAACTTTTAATGGAAATGATGGAGGAGTGGGGAGTGATCATGAAAGATGGTAAAAATTATTTTCCTACAGGTACTTCTTTACATGTATGGTCTGAAGCAGTTGCATATCAAGCTTCTCTAGAGGCAGACTTTAAAAGAATATGTCAAACAGAGCAAGGTTTGTATAATTTAATTTGGCATCCAGTAAAAGGATTTCGTGGAGACAAAGTTGCAAGATTTCGTGGAATAATGGGACTTTTTGAGCAAAGAAAAATTATTTTTAATAAGTATCGGAAGTTTGGAGCATTAACAGATGAGATAGTAAATTTTGGTGTTAGCTCACATGATGATTGCGTAGATGCTTTAGTTTGGCTATGTAATGGGTTAATGACTCGTGGAAAACTTGAGTTAGAGTATTGAGGATTTAAACTAGAAGTATTAACAATGCCAGAACCTTCATTTTACAAACTTGAACTTGAGCAAGATGCTTATGGTTCAGCTGTGATTTCGTTACCTGATGAGCTATGCCACGACATGGCACTTCAACCAAATGAAAGATTTGATGTTGAAGTTGAAGGAGATGTAATTACTTTAAAGCGTTTACATGCTGGTTATGTCATTGACCAATAACAAAGGGATCTAATTAATGGAGAGTAATAGTAAAGCTGTTCTAGATGAAATGATTAAATCCGTCATTAATCGTGATGGTAAAGGAACAGCAGACACAATGCTGATTAGTTCTCACTTATCTCAAATGAAAATGTTTGGTATAAGGCAGGGAGTTGAATTTTATCCACAACAAGATAATTTTGGAACACAAAGATTTGATTTCATTCAGCAAGTTATAAAATTTAATCAATTAGATGCAAGACTAGATGCAATATGGGATAGATTTTTAGCCTATGGAAAAGGTTTATTTTATATAAGACCTACTAAAAAATCTTACAGAATTTATTGGTTTAATAAAGATTCTTATAGAACATATTATTCACCTGAAGGAGAACTAGAAGAAGTAATCATTATTTATCCATATAAGGTTAGATCCTCGAAAGGTTTTGCTGGAGTTGGTTTAAATACTGATAAAAGATATATGAGATTAAAAATTACTGCTACAGAAATAGAAGAATATCATGCAGAACAAGAAATAACTTTTGATCAAGAAAATACAAATTTTGCGACTTTTGATAAAAAAATTGTAGAAAATACTATGGAGTTTATTCCATGTGTTGAAGTATTTAATAATCCTGATGCATTTGGTACAGATGGTTCAGGTGAATTTGATTTTATTGCTAATCAGATTTCTGCTCATGATGAAATGGTCAAGAATATAAGAGCAAACTTATCATTCTTTGGTAATCCAACTCTTCTATCATCTAGACCAAAACAGGATATTGTAGAAAGTGATTCTGAAACAGCACAAAGGCCAAGTATATCCAGTCAATCAGGTTTTGCTTCTAATGTTGATTTATTTAGTTCAACATATAAACAAGATCCAATAACAAGACAGCAGCCAGGTTATGCAGGAAGGCCAGGTAGTGGAATGAGAGTTCCTAGAGTTATTGCTAATTTAGAACCATCTGACAGAGTAGGTTTTATAACTCCAAATGCTGTTAGTTCTGATCAAGCTAGATTTTCTGAACAACTAAGAAGTGAGATTAGATTAGCTCTTGGAGGTATAGATGATCTAAGTATCACAAACGTAACTGCTACAGAAATTAAATCAGCTTATGGTCGTGTAAGTGCTACTGCAAAGAAAAAATGTCTACAGATTTATCAGTATGGAATTTGTAAAGTTTTTGAATTAATTATTTTCCAAGAAGAACAAATTTTTAGAAAATCCTTAGCGTTTGCTTCAGGAATAAAATATCCTGAATTACCAGAAAATACTGAAGATCCTAAAGCCTTAGAAAAGTATGAAAAGCAAAAAATTAAATATGAACAAAAACTTCAACAGGCTATTGATACTGCAGTAGAAACAAGAGAAATTCCTGATGGTGTATTAGGACTAGCACCTGATGGAGACAGAACAGTTCTTTGGAGATGGATGGGTCCTGTTTATGAAGATACAGCTCAGGATAAACTTAATCAATCCATCTTTACTAGAAACCTTCAAGAATTGGGGGTTGATAGTATAGAAGCACTGAAGTACTTATTTCCTTCGAAAACTGACGACGAAATTGCAGCGATGCTTTCTGGTTTTCCGTTTAGAATGGTAGGTGAAGTACAGAGGGCATATTCCGCATTTATTGACTTAATAAATCAAGAAATGCGAACCCCACATCCTCAGCAGCCTAACTTACCGATGGCAGCTGATCCACGTTTGGATTTAACTCCATTCTTATATCGAACATTAGAAAGCTTACAAAAAGAGGTAACTTATGCAGGACGCTACCGCTCAGCAGACCCAATCAGCACCCCAGACATCCCCGACCCAGCAGAGCAGCTACGTAGCTCCTCAGACACAAGCGGTTTCAGGGAATTCCCAATGGGTGGCTCCTTCCCAACCCCAACAGGCTCCAGCTCCAGTGGCCCAAGCCCAGATGGGGGTACAAGGGATCCAATACAACCCTACTCAGTACAACCCCCAGCCACAGCAGGCAGCCCCACAAGCGGAGAACCCTTACAAGGACGCATTCAACAGGGTAGTAGGACTCCTGAGTTCACCAGTCCAATTCCCGTTCCAGGGTCAACAGTCGACTCAGAGCCAAACAGCCGACCAAGCCAATTACGGATACCAACAAACAACCCCATACAGCAGTCAGGGTCAGCAGACTTATATGCCTTCGAGCAACAGCAACCAGGCATACTCCAACAGCTATTCCCAAACTTCTCAGGAGATAACAAACGAACAGCTCCTAGCCAACGGGGTAAGCGAGGCAAGTCTTGAAGTAATTAATCATTTTGGTGCAGACGCTCCAGCAGTGCTCAACAACTATGCTTGTCAGTTAGAAGATTCATTAATAACAACAAACACTCAGTTACAGGAAGCTGTAAATCTTTTACAAGAAATGTCTACTGAGCATAAAGCATACGAACAG